ATCATAGGGCGATATATTCGCCGACATCAACGCCCCCGCGGGGGTGATGACCATATGATAAGCTTTGATGTTGTCTTCTTCATATTCGAGTTCGATCCAACATTGATGGCCTTTGTAGTTCCATCTATCATCTTCCCGCATCGTAATCTCCAATCATTTCCATCACTTCAATAATTTGGCCGTGAAGTTGCGCGATGGTTCCGTCGTTGCCCACGATATAATCGGCGACCACGCCCAAGTCACGCGACGCCATCCGTTCCGACGGATGGTCGTTGTTGGCGATCGCGGTTGTCGGCCGCGTTATTCCGATAATATGGCCGCCGCATTTCTGGATGAACGCGACTTCGTTCGGGAACCGAACATCGGAGATGACGATGTTCTTCTTTCGATAATCGCGAATCTTCAGCCGCATCCGTTTCACCCAAAAGTCGGGATCGTAAACTTCACGCGTTGCTTCGGTCCCTTCCATTTGTAGCATTTCGCGAACGGATATTCCCCAAAAGGGATGCAACGCTTCACGGTCGAAGGCGGAACCGTCGTCGTTGAGCGCATCGCAGTTGCACCGCGGGATGCCGAACTTCACCGCGACAACATCCTTCATGGTATCCGCGAACGCGAATTGTTCGAAGCCATCAAAGTTCTTCGTCAACAGTCCCGCGACGGTATCTTTTCCCGCGCGCGCTTTTGCTACCAATCCAATCAGCATCATTTTCCTTCGCAAGTTAATTTCGGGATGACGGTTCCTTCGCCACGAAGAACCGCGATCGCCAACAGTTGAGCATCCCGTTTTGAAATCGGGTCGATTGCTTGTCGAAGAATTTCCGTCCGAAGCGCCACGATTTGCAATTTCAAATCGGACGGAATTTCATTCAACGATTTTCGCTTCTTCTTCTTCTTTGTCATTGTCTAGCCTTTAAGTGATAAAGCGTTCACCGGAAATAAGGTTCACGACTTTGACGCCCGGCCCAAAGGCCGCGCGCATTTCGAAGTTTTGTTCTTCGCGGATCATTTCCGCCATTGCCGCGTCATGTTTCTTTTTCGCGACTTCGTTTTTTCTTTCGATGTGTTTGTCGATACCTTGGCAAACGTTGTCTAGTGTGTCGTCACAAGCGACGCCATCTTCAGCGCGCCAAGCGCCCCAATATCCGTTCGGAACGGATTCATCCCGTTGAACGCGAATTCCTTGATAAACGTATACTTTCCCGTCTTCGCATTCTTCAGTATATACGATGCCCTTGCATCCGCTTTTCGTGGTGAATCGCTTGCATGTCAAAATTTTGTAGTTGTTGGATTCGTCCGCGTTGTGATCCGCCATGAATTGTTTCGGATTCAAGTTCAACATTTGGGCCTTCTTTCGTTTGGGTTGCGTTCGTTACTTACACTATAGATTACAACAAGAACCCAGAAGCGACAAGGAAAGGTCACGATTTCGGTCGTAAGTCAAGAAAAGGCCGACGGCTACCACGGCCGCCGGCCAGTGTTCAGCGAAGTTCCCCGAAAGGGGATCATCTAGTTCAAGGAAGATTCGCCGCGCGGAATTCTATCACAGCGTTTTCGACTTCAGTCAACGCGGGATCATCCCAATCCAAAGCTTCAAGCTTGCGTTGTATCGTCTTAGCTTCGCCTTGAAGCCGTGTCCATAAAACATGACGCCCAGTAGGAAGATGCGTTATCGAATAGCCCTTGCCCCCGCCTAGAACCTTGTGGACGCCAAGCAACCCCGGCCGCGGTGATGGGTCGATCTTTTCCTTGCCGGTTGTGATTTCGCCCTTCACGGTTCCGTATCCTAGAACGTCGAATTCTTGGCGCGCCATTATCGACGCCGCCCGTTGTCGAACGTCACTTGCGGCTTGAATAGTGCGGTCGCAAGAATGCCCAGAACAAGCGCCTTCCAATAGCCAATCGGCCCCCCGAAGATCAGGTCAAGAAAAGCATCGCCGAAAAGATAGTTGACCATCGCCGCGAGTATATACGGACCGAAGGTCAGGATGCCCAGTAGAAGCGCGCAAAGGAGCGCGCCGCCCAGCATCTTCGTTGAATCTCCCATAATTAGAATTCTCCGTTTCCATCGTTGTTCGTATCGTCGACCGAATCATCAGCGGTGATGATTATTTCCGGCCAATCCCACGAAGATTTCGTCTTCTTGTCAAAATGCGCCCGACAATCGGCAAGGGAAGGGAACCGATAATAGCGGGGAAGCCGCATCATCTTTTCCATCCCGTCAACGTCACGAATGTTCATTGACGACGATTCGCGATGACTGTAAACACTACCATCCGGGAGATAATCCCGCAACATTTTCCCGATTTGGGTTGTTATCGATCTTTTTGGTCGGTCAGTTTCGGTATTTATCCGGAAGTCATAGGCAAGTTCCGACGTGTATATCTTTTGGTCCCATCCTTTTTCCGCCGTCGGGTTGCCTGATTCAAGCTTTTCTTTCCACCAAACAGTCGCGGCATCGAACGTTTCTTCTTTTTGGTCACGAAGCGCGGTTGTTTGTGGCGCTTCGCGATGGTTGAACTTCGAAATGTCACGCGTCAACAGTGTGTGAAGCAACGCTTCAAGACCGCCGGTCGCCATCTGTTTCTTGATCGCCCCAAAATACCCGAAATCCTTTTGTCGATCGGCCGACACGTCAAGAACGAAGAAGCGACGGTCGTCAATATCCGCGGGAACAATCCAATCTTCATTTGAAGCCATGACAAGATGAATGAAGTTCCTTCCTTGGGCGACTTCCTTTCCCTTCACTTCATAGGCGACACGTTCTTCAGTAATCAACGCCTTCAGCGCCCCGCTTGATGCGCTTCGGCTTGCAGTGTGGAACGCTTCATCCGCGAACAACAAAACGCAATCACGAAGATGCGCGTTGAACGCGCCGGTGACTCGCTTCGGATCGGATACGGGTTGAAAGTGCCGGCCGAATAGATCGCCCAGCATATTGATGAAGACGCCCTTTCCCGTTCCTTGTGGCCCACGAAGGATGACGGCCGTTGTTCCCGGTTCCGATGGTTTCTGGACAAGCCGCGCCATCCAGTTCATCAGAAATTCGAAGTGTTCCGCCTTGCCATTGCAAACGTTGTTCAAAACGTGTTCCAGGTACAACGAACAATCGCCCGGCCGCGCTTCACAAGAGAAGCCGCGCCACAGGTTGTAAACGTCCGGCGCGAGTTCGATGCCCGGCGCGAACTTGACGTTCGAATACGTTCGTCGTTGCTTGTGTTTGAACCACCACGCGCCAAGCGGGACCGCCTTTGTTCCGGCCGGCCCGTTCGGCCCCATCACAAGTTCGTCGACGAAGCGGTTCGCGTATGAATCGAAAAGCGAATTCTTGTTCATACGAACAAGGATGTGTCGTTGTTCAAGTTCATCCCATTCTTCGTGGATGATCCAGAAGGAACCATCCCACAGTTTCACCGCGGCATAATTATCATTCATATAGCAAAGTTCAGGTTCGATGGCCGACTCTTTCGCGCGCGCAATTTGTCTTTTTGCGTAGCGGTCAGCGCCCGAACCCTTCTTGTATATCGATGCCGATATCCCAAGATCCCGATCCATCAAGATGGCATAGTGCGTATCGTCATCCACGTCTTGACGTGCAAGTTCACACGATAGCGCCCATTGCCACGCGGACGGCGATTGATCGTCACCATCAAGCGGCTTGTCGGGGTTCAGCCCTTGCACAATGATGACCTTGTGCCAATCGGAGATGGGCAGCTTTTGGATGTCGTCGGGTGAAAGACTTTTCACGTTGCCCGAAACGTTCACCGTTTGGGCGCGCGTCGCTTGAAAGTCATTTGCATCTTGAACGATCGTCGCCGCGGTGAAATCGCCAAGATCATAGACCGTGTCAGAAGCCCACGAAAGAACCTTCGCAAGTTCGGCTTGTTGTCCCTTTTCATCGATCTTTGCTTGCTTGGGCCAATTGATCGTTCCCGGTAAGCGCATCACGCGATCAATGTTGAAACAGTTGTCACCGTCGAACAGAATTTCCATCTGTTTGTTGTAGCGTTC